GTTGGAACTTGGGTGACACTGGTTGGAACACAACCACTGAGGACGGAGAATATCTCCTTCGCACTCAACTCCAAATTCAGTTCTGATAAGACGGGACTTGTCCCGACACTTCGCAACCCTCTCGGAGAAATCTGGGAGGGTTGTTTTTATACATAAACCAAAGGTTATTTTATTATACATAAGTATGTACACTTTATAATTTAAGGAGTATTCCAATGGACATGAACGCTTTTAGAAATTATCTTTCAGAGAAATCCCGAAACCAGGGAGATAAAAATAAACCAACTCATAATGTTTTTGGTGCAGTTCTTTCTGAAATTAATCAGAGTAAGACCCAAGAACCATCCAACAATAAGAATAACGATTTGATCACAGGCAGGGACATCTTAGAATCCTTTGCTATCGTTGACATATTTAATGATGCCGTCGCAGAAGATATTGAAGACGGTGAGGATGTAGTTGAGGCTATTCAAGAATGTCTTGAATTTTTAGACGAAAATAATGAAGATGACTTGCTTGTACTTGAGTCTTTCGATGTGGTTGATAATTTCTATACAACAGTTATGGAATCTGTTGGTTTAAACGAAGAGAGCGAAGACTTAGATTCTCTGGTAGAAGAGGTTTTACAACAAATCGATTTAGATGAGGTTTATGGTACAAAGTTACCATCAGTGAGCCAAGGTCTAAGCGATGAAGAGAAAAGAAAAGTCCAAAAAGGTGAAACAAGCAAAATGCCAAAGTCTGGCGTGCAGGATAAGATCCCCGGCGAGAAACAAAGTTCAGTAGATGCCGTGACAGCAGTTCTTGGAAGTAAGAAGAACACGGTTAGTGATAGTTCTTACTGAAAATTAAGAAAAACTAGGCCATTTTTCTTACAACATTAAACCCCAATTAATTTGGGGTTTTTTGTCATACAGAAATGGATTTTTTCCATATATAATATTATGAACAATTCATTGAAAACCATGATAGTTTTCATTGTGATGCTCCTTGGATGCGAAAGTCCCGTGGCTTTAATCTCCTCCGAGCAGCATTACGAATCCCCTAAAATAGTTGAACCAGCATTACCGATTGTTTCTAGGGGATTCAATGCAATAATGGATGATGGGTTCGACCCATTCCCAGAAGTATGTGCGATTCGTGGCAAATATGGCGATTTATATTGCTCAGGAACATTAATAACCCCAAATATAGTTCTTACCGCAGGTCATTGTTATTGCGATGGTGACATAAAGTGGGTGGATTTCGGGGGTGATTTTTATAGTATAAAGAAGGTAATACGCCATCCAGATTATAATGAAAACAAAAATTCTGTGCCGAATGATGCTGCTATTATAGTACTAAACCGAAAAGTTAGTGGTATCGCCCCCAGTTGTATAAATTCGGTGTCTTTAATCGCTTACAAGGGCTCTGAGGTCGTTGTAGCGGGTCATGGCAGCAACATAAAGAAATATAGTCCACCGGGAATGTTCTGGTATTACGGTACTTTAGAGAGCGATCCTAGTAGCATGAAGATTTTAACTTTAAGAGGATCGTCTATATTTTATGGGGATTCCGGTGGTCCTGTGTATATGCTCGTAGAAGATAGTCTTGTAGTAGTTGGAATACTTTCTTCCTTTTCCGCAGACAGGGGGAGAATTTATCAGAACTCATCATGTCGTGTAGACGTAATCTATGATTGGATTGGAGGAGTTATAAAAGATGAGGAAATGGTTTCAAAATAAATTAGATATTTTGTCCACACCACTTGGGGCAGGAATTGGTTTGGGAAGTTTAATACTTGGAGTTATGATCGGTAAACTTTTATTGATGTTTTCAAGTAGCATACATAATATGTAACACCCGGAGTTTATATTATGTTAAGTGTTGCTGGTATTGATTATAGTCTAACTAGTCCTGCTGTTTGTGTATTCATAGGCGGTGGTGTTTTCAGATATGAAGACTGTAAGTTCTTCTATTTAACAGATATAAAGAAATATGCAAAACCCTTCTCAAATAATATTCATGGCAAGATGTTTTCTGAGTATAATGCAGAATCGGAGAGATACTGCACAATCGCAGATTGGGCTGTTGAAAAGATTATCGGTTGTGAGCAGATAGGCTTAGAAGACTATGCATATAGCAGAGGAAATTCTGGTAGGGTATTTCATATTGCTGAGAATACTGGTATTCTAAAATACAAGATATGGAAGACGGGAACACCTATTGATGTTTTCAGTCCCACGCTCATAAAAAAGTATGCCACCGGAAAAGGAAATGCAAAAAAGGATGCAATGTACGAATCCTTTAAAGAAGACACTGGTGTAGATCTAATGTGTATTATGGAAATGGACAATGTAAGAAGCCCATTAAATGATATTGTAGATGCATACTTTATATGCAAATATATGCATAGTCAGGTTGCTGTGGACACTACAAGTTAATGGATGTCAGTTCCTGACCATTTGTTGAAGTTATTTCTAATGGACGCAACCTCTCTCTGTGTGGACCGAGATTGTATCATATTTGATGTCTTTTTGAATTCTCCATGGTCTATCACCTCTCCACCATTTTTTGCTGTTTCAACGCTGTAGACGACCTCCTCTAACGCCCTGCGGTCCTTTCTGAATTGATAGACAACTATACCAATTCCAGTAAGGACACCAAGCCCAGCAAACACACCACCAAATATACCAACATGCTCCATGTATAGTGTTGCATAAGTTCCCAGTCCGCCGGTGACTGCACCCATCAAGAACAGAAGACCACCAAGTTTGGGGTTGACGAATATAGCGACAGCAATGCCACCAATGCACAACAAAAGTCCTGCTCCCGCTGTTACACTAGCAATCCAGTATAGACTTTGCACTGCTTCTTTTCTTTCTGCATCTCTGAATTGTGCATTTTCCACTTCAAGGACTTCAACCTCATCTGCTGCAACATCTATTTGATCTGCAATGACAGGTAGTTCGTCAGGTTCTGGTACTTGACGAACATCTTCTGCGATGTGTTCTAGTCTTTGTGAGGTGTCGCCGCGAACTACTATGGGAGGCGTTGTTTCACATGCGACAAACAATAAACATAATGTAAAAAGAATATACTTCATCTTTTCATCAAGTATGACATCTCACCCGTTTGAGAATTTTTTACAATGATGGAACTGGTTGGATTTTTGTGGGCAAAAGAACGGATGTCATCACTCTCCTCCATATTCAATTTTTTGCTCCATCGTTCATATCGGATTCTTCCGTTCATACATTTATGATATTCCCCGGGACTGACTTCGAAGACTTCACAACCAGCAAACTTATCTCGCTTTCTTACTTTCTTAGGCTTTATTGGTGGGTTTTTACCTAGACCGGCTATATTAGTACCATCACCAGCCACATTGGCAATTTCTTCCATTAGCAGTTTAAAATTTTTCATTTCATTTTCCTCGGTATCGGATTTCTTGGTCCGTTTGTTTTTTTCTTTGGTTTGACTTTAGGTGCTGTCTTGTTTTTTCTAACTATTCTCTTTGGTGAGATGTTTTTTCTTTCACGACTACTTCTACCTTTATTACAACCGCATCCCATGTTCTTCTACCTGTAGTTTGTTGAATATTACTCGTTCGTTGTTAATGATACATTCGTATATATTTAGACCTAATATGGCATCAACGACTATAGGTTTTTCGGTAATTTTAATTTTATTGCCCTCATGGTCCTCTATAGTGTCTCCGATAACGGGTTCATCGACATTTGCAAAATTTTCGTTCAATATATTTTCTTTTATTGGAATGTTGTTGTCTTCACAGAATGATACGAACATTTGTTCAATCAGCATTCCTGCTTTGCCGCTGTTATCTGTTTTGTCCATTTCTTCTTTCACTAAAAACAGTGCGGACGCAACTCTTCCTAATTTTGATCCTACAATGGGCACTTTCATCAATATCTTCCTTAAATTAATCACAAGTCTGAAGAATATGTTACTGGCTAATTTTTCCTCGGATGTTACCAGATCTTTTTGTTTCTTCAGGAATTTACCTTTTTCGTCTATGATGCCTAGTTTGTACGCTGGCATCTTTTTAAAGTCTGTGGTGATATACTTTAGGAATTTGTATATTACAAATCCGTTGAATATTCTCATTGGACTCAATAACCCTGCCATTTTTTTATACCTCTCTTAGTACCTTAGTTATATAGACATCTGTTTCTATTAATTTGATTGGTGCTTCTTCTATTTCCTCTGGTAAGTAATTCAAATATAGTAAAAAGGTTTTTAGGGCTGAGAACATATTTTCATCTAATTTAAAAAAGAGCATCTTTGTTGCGGGAAGCGCACCGAAGAGATTTGATAATACTATTATGTGATTTATTATCAACCTCTCACGAAGAATGCCCCGATTGATGTACTTGTATAGTAATCGTTTCACATATTTTATACGATCTAAATCCTCGTAAAATTCGTTGATGGTTTTGCACTGGGGATTTTCGTACATCTTCATCGCATACATTATAAAATTTTCTTCACTGAGACGATCAAAACTCATTATAAAAATCCTCTATTCAAATGTCGTTGTCGTCCTCATCATCGTCAATATCAGGAACTACCATAGCGTCTATTTTAAACATACCACTTTCGTTTACGCTATAGGTCGTCCTGAGTACCATACCTACACCATCGTTATATGGGGAAATACCGTCACTTTTGTAAAACCCAGTTGACAGGTTGTGGTCGGGTTTTGTTCCAAATTCCCCACCAAATCGAAAAAGTTTGTAATCTTCTCTTCCCTCATCCAAATGGGGGTTTCTGTCGTAACCAGTTTTTTTAGGTAAAAAATCAAAGTCTAAACCTGCTAAGTTAAGTTTGTGACGAAGTTGAGACATAGCGTGCTTCGGATCAACGAACTCCCTTTTCATAAACCCTTCAATAAACGAATTGATTTTGCCCAATTGGTGTTTGTCCTCTATTCTATAAACACCATAATCAGAGGTTCGGTTTCGTAATGGTTCGGTTGAGTCCCAATATTCGTTTTCTTTCAGATATTCAGACAACTCTTTAAATCTTTTCATTTGAATATGCTCCTTTTAACTATTTATATTAAATACCATTTGGGTAGCGTGTTCTGAGAACGTGCGTGTATCAACGTCCCTTACTAAGTTTAGTTCCAACCGATTCACCTTTGGCCTTTTCACCGCCAATACCGACACCAATATCGTGTGGTATTTTTGCGTATGGTGTATCTTTTATGAGTTTCTTGATATACTCGGGAGTTCCTTCAAATCCTGCACCATAATCTTCATTCTTCTTAGTGGTAGGACTGTCAAGATTCGCATCAAACATATCAGAAAAGGCTTCATTCATGTTCCCCTCGGCTTGCTCACGCGCGCCTTGGATATACTCATCTCTAGATCTCAACCAATCCAAGTTGAATCGGTCTTCAATTGTAATGTTTTGTAATTGTTTCTCTTGTTTCTTTTGTTCCATAATGTTAGACCAGAATTTGTCGTGCTTATCTGTTCTGCTGGGGATGGGGTGTATTTCTGTCTCTAACTCTGTTCCATCTATGATGACTTCTTGTTCGTCCACATACTGATAATTGTAATTGAATGAAGCGTCCCCGCCTTCGGCATCCTTCCCATGCTCGTCAGCATCAGATGCGAATGAGGAAATAACTCTGTCTAGAGGAACTCTACACTTTAGCACTTTCATATCACCGGTAAACTCGCCGTCTTCATCCCACATTCCAGGAGTATCCTGATCCAGAACATAAGTATAATGTGCTTTCGCTGCCTGGCTGCTAAGAGTCCATGACTCTGCGTGTGACCCACTGTATGTTGCTGATCCCTCTTCAAGAGTCCCATCATCATAATAAACTCTGTACATGGTTACGGTGCCATCTTCATTTACTGCACCAAGTAAACTCAATAGGTCTTGCTGTTTCTGTTTATACTGATTGAAAATGGCAATGTCTCGTTTTGTATATTGATAATCTATTTTATCACAGTCATCGAGATTTATTTCGCCCTCTTCGCAGAACTGTTGTTTCATTTGGGTTCTAAAGTCATCACCAACACCACCCGCTGCTTGTCCTGCAAGTCTAGACAATTTCCAACCAAGACTGGTGTAATCTGTACTGGTGAATTGGAATATGAGGGTTCCGTTATCATGTTTCTTTGATGCTCTGCCAGTCTTTGGATCTGATACTTCAGCAAGAAGAGCGTTTGTTGCAATAATGTCTTGTGCTATGTTTTTGTTTTTCCATAATTTCTTATGTGTTTTTTTGTAATGCTCTGTTCTTGCTTTTTCGTCACCAGAGGTGGCTTCATAGTTTCCCCTACTCTGGTTTCGTAGTTTTTCTTTTTGTTTTTCGAGAGACTCCGGTTCGACACCTCTCTTCAATGCTTTTGACGCTGCCTTTATGTTGTCACCGATTGTCTTATACTGGTCATGCAGTTCTTCCCAGTGGTTAACAAAATCTAATACTTCTGAGGCAGGTGCATACATCTCCAAACTATCTGGGTTATCTTTATATGCATCATACATTGGTCGGGATTTTACATACCAGTCACGGACATATTCGCTGGTTGGATCCAAACCTTCTTCGTTCTCTTCGTCATCCATAAGTTCTTGCAGAGAGTCAAGCATCTCTTCGAACCGTTCTGATCTTTCGTTAGGTGATAGATTCATCCACTCTTCTGCGCGACCAGTGAGTTGTTCGAAGTCTTTGTTTATATCACCTTCTTTGTTTACATCACCCTCGTCTTGACCAACATCATCTTTCTTTTCTCCAGAGAATTCTGAGTCTGCGTTTGCGATTGTGTCAGGAGATAGGAATTTTCTAGAAGTTGGTGTAACTTTGAATTTTCTGTTTGGGTCTTTGATGATCTTTTGGATGTCGCCTTCTGATGGGGGTGACATACCCTGATCCGGTCCATGAAGAACTTTGTCTTTTGGATTTGGCTTAGCAACAAGTTCAGTGTACCCGTTAGGAGTCATAACGATATAATATTTTTGTATTGAATCTCCTGCCTTTTTGGTGGGAGTCTTTGCGCCTTTCTTCGTTAAAGTTCTTGAAACATCTTTGCTTTGGTCTTTTGCTCTTCTGTTCTTTTGGTTATATTTTTCTCTTCTTTTCGCTGATGTTGTGTCCTCATCATCTACTCTATTTTCAGTTTCAAAGAGATTAAAGAAAGATTCGTCAACTTCTTCCATGTCTGCGACATTTGGAATTGTTTGACCTACAGGAATTGCAATTTCTTTATTGCCTATTCGGAAAACATTTTCCTTGTCTTCTTTTCCTTGCATGTCATCAATGGACATACCGGGAACATAAGACATGTCTAGATCAAAGTCGGAAACATTGGTCATTGTTGAAGTGAATTCTTCCTCGTTAACAGACTCTGCGATATCTTCTTTGCTGGTTCCGACCTTACCAATAAGATTTTGGAAGTCGTTTTGTTCCATCATTACCATAAAGTCTTGGTCCACAGATTCCAACGCAACTTTGTGCCTTTGTGCTAGTTCTTTTGCTCTTTTTGTGCCAGCACCACCACGAACCTCTGACCTAGCAGAAGTTCTTTGACCCACATCAACACCGGAATACTTTTTCTCTTTTACAGACAAACGGAGATTGTTTACTTCTGCTAGATCTTTAGAGTATTCTCTGGATGCTTCATATACTCCCGTAGGAGTAAGAACATGGGTCGCAACTGCTCGTTCGTCATCAAAGCCGAGTCCTTGGCCAGTTACCTGAACATGTGTTAGTTCTTCCTTGAACAATTGCATGAATTCTTCTTGATCTTCTGGTGCTTTATTATAGTCCTTTAGGAATTCTGCACATGCACCATCAAGACCTTCTCTTGCCGAGATGAAATCACATTCTGGATTGATTGACCCATCCTCAAGAAGCATCATACCTGCTTTTCTTCCATCATCGTATTCTATTGGTGTGTTTTGAAGAACGCTTATGATGTTTGGATTTTTAGCAACCTTTGCATCAATCTTCTCTTGGTTTAGTAGATACTTGGGAAAAGCCTCAAGAGACTCCACCATTTTCTCGATACCAGCCCGAACATATTTGTTATCTTTCAGTGCAGGATTTTCTGCAACTCTTTTCGATGTTGCTTCCAATGCTCTTCTAAATTCTTTTCCAGTTGAGGAATAGTTTGCAGAGGAGAATTGGTAACCGCCTTCGGCTTTCATTGAGAATCTTTTGTCCCCGCATGAAAGATCTGTCTTGGGTTCGCCACCACCTGCACCGCGAATATCTTCTTCTGTAGAATGTTTTAGGTTCTCTAAACACTCAGGACCAAGTTGTGAGACTACACCCTTGGCCTGCTTTAGTGCCTCTTCTGAGAATGCAAAGAACTTTGGATCTGATTTTAAACTCTCAGTGTCCTGTCCTGATGCTATCCTTGCCAACAGAACTGTAGCAAATTCTAATTGCAAACCAAGGTTACCACCTTTTTTGACAGAAACACCATAGTTCTTTTGCAAGTCGCCCATATTCAAATCTTGTACATTAACCTTTTGGGGGGTTACAGTTTCGCCTTCACCCTCTGCTTCTAGACTCTTTCGTCTGTAGGGTGTTGGTTTGGCTTTTTCTGCTTCTGCTTCTTGTTTACCTGTTTTGTTGTCTGTGTCCTTTTCTTTAACATCAAACTCTTGTTCGGTGCTATCGCCAGCATATGTGTTTTCTGCTTCTTGCCATATTTCAGTGGGCAGAAATTCTTTTGCTGTTGGTGTGACCCTAAAATTGCCTTGTTTGATATGAGGCATAATTATACTTTTGATAGAACCTTTGTTGAGGATGGGTGCTTTTTCTGCTGCTTGTGCGGTGCCCGTTTTGCTTCTTCCTAGAAATTTTACACCATCCTCCCTTGGAGGTTTTCTGGTGACTTCAACATCGCCATCTTTTGTTTGGATGACATATACAGGAAGGTCGGTTGCTGCTTCAAATAGGTCATCCAAGTCATCGCTTTCGGCAAACTTATAACCATGCTCTGCTATGAAATTATATAATTCATCCATATCAATCCATTCGGGTAATTTCATATTTTTCTTAATCTCCTTGAAAACATTACGAATGTCACGTTCACCCACAGTGCTTGGCATACCCGAACGAAATGCGGATAAGTTATTGTCCGACACTGCTTGTCTCATTTTAGATGCAGACATACCAGATACTCCTTTTGCATCAGGATCTCGTTGACCCGCTGAAATTACATCAAAATTTTTGATATTTCGGTACGTTGTACCAATGTATTTTGAAACATTTTTCTTAAATTCTTTTACTCTATCAGAACCAACTATCATATAGACTTGATCAAACTTAAGAGAATCTAAATATGCGATTGCATCAAAAGGACTGCGAATTTCTTTCCTGTCTATAATTGTAGAACCCTTTGACATCTTGTTTAATAGACGTAGTTTGGATTTGTACGGCAAAGGATTTTTCTTTTTATCATGTACAGGACTAGCAAATACAAATGGAACACCACCCACCTTTTTAGCAGTCTTTTCCAATTTTTGGATAAGCATTGCATGGCCAATGGTGGGTGGGTTAAATCTTCCGAATGTAAAAACAGCAACTTTCATATGCAAATCCTCCGATTTATATATAAAAAAAGCAGGGAGCATTAATGCTCCCTGCCGTGAATAACCAGTTAGACCGACTATTCAGTGGGTCGCCTCGCTTCGAGACTTGTCTCGGTCTGAGACTATTTTGTTATGGTGTTGAATCACCTCCATCGCTTTTTCCCTCCGCACTGATTAGCCGGTAAAATGGTTAGTCAGTGCTTTCATTTATTCCAGGGAAGAAGTTTAGAAGCCCATGTCCATAGGGGTCTGCCGATGGCTGCACCAGCAACAAAGATAAGAACGCTGTAAAAAATTGTTCCGAGTATACTTGAAAACATAATTCTGACCTCCTAAAAAATACTTCTAACTACGACTATGTATTAAAAAAACTTCTTCTTAGTGGCTTTTGTTTTTGCTTTTTTTGATGTAACTGCCGGTTTTGTTTTGGGGACTGTTGTTTTGGGTGCTATCCAATACCAAACATTATCTTCTTTTACGGCTTTCCCGCCGTGTTCTTTTAACCAAGCATCTCTAATGATTCTGTTGCTGAAGTCACCTTTTTTTTCCATTTTAGATACCTCTCCTGATTTTAAAGCCTTTGTGTTTCTTTCTTTCGCCTCTGATTATGGCGTAAAGAGCAGATTTGTTTAGATTGTTCTTTTGGCAAAATTTTGTCATGTTCTCAACCATTTCTTCCTTCCCGTCTGGAAAGGTTACTATAAAGTTTCCAGTCTTCTTTAGTTTTGGTTCTTTGAGTGTATGTTGAACAATCTCTTTCCAAATATACCCTCCATTCACATTATCAAAGGTTCCACCATATGTATCAGTAAAGATTTTTCTGTGCCTCTTAGAATAACTATCGTCGTTTAATTTTACCCAGGTGGGAGTGTTCACTATGTTTGCATGTTCTTTTTTATAATTGAAACTCATTTTATCCAATCCTTTGCCACCGTGAAGTTATTCTTTGAAAATTCTAATCGGTCAACTATCTTGAACGCTTTATTTGTCAGTCTATCTACACTCACATATCCTTCCGGTGCAGTTACTTTGAAACCAGAAGATGTTTGAACAAAGGTTCTCATGTTGCCCTTGATGGAGTTTAGGGTGGGCAGGAGTAAATTTTTAAGGTTTACCATGTGCTTTGTTAGTGAAAATAAAGCATCGAGGTTTGATTTGTTCTTATCCATTTTATCTAAAAGGGTATTAAGTATTTCTGTTTTTTTTGCTCTTGTGGATTCTTTTTTCTTTTTCTGAATTTCACCTTCATGCTTTGATTTAACAAACAATTTAAATTCTTGAGTGGATGTTTCTTGTGTCCCCACTCTAATTTTAGAATTCACATATATTTTACCCAATCGCTTAAGTTCTGGATCCATTCGGTCAAAGAATGACTTGTGCTTGAGGAATATTCTTTTTGCTGTTTCATACTCTTTATCAAATTTTGCTACTTCGCTGCCAGATAGGGTTACTGTACCCGAGTGATCTTGGAATGTAGCATCATCGTACCAAACATCTGTTGGATTCGCTAATTTAAGACTGGGAGCGAAAGATGCTTTCATTGTTTCAAATGTATCGCCCTTATACTCTGTGTGGAACACGATACCGATTTTTGATTTTTCTATCCTTCTGCCCAACATACTTTTTTCTGGCACAGCATAGGTGATCGTGTTTGGTGTAAATGTCAAATAACTTGAGCCGTCTATTTTTTTCTTGGTGATATCAGCAGACGTAAACATCATGTCCCCCTGCAATATAGTTTTTATATTGAGTTTCTTGAGGTACTTGAGTGCCACCTCTAGTTTCTCTGCAAGACCGCCGCTGTGATTTTTTCGGATATCCGCAACAGTGTAATTTATCTTTGGATTTTTGTTAAATACACTTTTAGTGCCAACAAAAAATCTACCATTTTCTGGGTTTGTTCCACAGAAGATAGCAGGCGCACCGTCCCATTTTACTGTAAGATTTATGCCACTTGATTCATTTCCAGTGAGCATGTTGCGGAGAGATGCTAAGAAACGAAATGCCTCTCGTACTTCCTTCCCATTTTCAAATACAGAATCTTCTACATGTTCAAGGTGCAGGTTTCTGGACTCAGTTAAAAAGTTGCTCAGTTTCTTTATGTGCATCTTGATACTCTCTAATGGTGTTGTTCAACTTCTTTATGTAGTTTTTTGGTTTACCCTCAAATACTTGCACAGCACCATCCTCGCATGAAATAAGTATAGCGAAATTATCTATCTCCACACCAGTTCTTTCTTGGAATGCAATGGCATATGCGGTTGCCTGCATGAAATATTCTTGAATGTTATTCCGTGACTTTTTGCGTGTGCTTCCTTTGAAGTCTATGACGGAGAGTGTTCCATTGTATTCTGCGATACAATCTACACGACCAGCGATGCCCATTGCTTCTGACCACAGCGGGCTTTCTAGTTCGTAGATGTTATCTATGTTATTCAAGGTGGGGACGAGTTGTGTAAATAGGTCAACTTCAACTGGGGGCATCGATGATAGGTCAATGTTTTTGTTGTTGAGGTAATCCTCAATCGTTTCGTGTAGAAGGTTTCCCCTCTTGCATACTCTTGCAGATTCCTTGGGATTCTTTCTTCTCCACTCAGCGAAAAACTTTTGTTTCTTCCAACCAGTGATTGTGGTTACACTAGGTAGACCACCAATAGGACAATTATATACTCTGCCTTCACCGACTGTTTCGGCATTGAGTTCGCCCAATACCCAGTCCTTTTCCGCGTGTGTAAATTTCTTTTGGTTCTTCATACTGCTATTATACCACAAATTAAATGTATGTAAACGTAAAATGTCCATTTTTGCAACTAGTCATGGATAATTTTCTACCCCATACATTAACAGGTGGGGTTTCTTTTATTATATTTACCTCAGTTGTTTCGGGTTCAATATCTTCAACAATTTGATGCTTTTCTTCATCGCCTATCACACTATCGTACAGAAATGATTTAAAATTTTTCATAATCAACCTCTAGTTATGTTGAGAAGTTTTTGTATTTGTAACTCGCATTGAGTTTCACGTTGCGCACCTGGCCAATACAAATAATCCTTCACTTTGTTTTTCTTTAAATTAACGAGCAAGGGCAGAACAATCTTTTCAATCTCGTCCATCTTTGCAAGAAGAAGTTCATCGTATTGTTGTTTAACCTCTGTTGCTCCATCACATGTTGAGTTTATTTCTAATATCAGATCAAGTTTTTCCTTAATTGCAAGTATTTCATCTGGTGTTGTTGCATCACCAGCCAACAGATTATTGAGTTCGTCTTCGTCTACGCTAGTAAAACCAAAGTCAAAATCTTCATATTCTGTGGGATCTATCGTGGTCATTTTTTATCAGTCCCGTCTTTATTCTTGTGTGATTCGTAACCCTTGTTCTTCATGTACCATGACAATGCATAGGGGTTGTCAATCTCTCTGTGCTTCTTCATCGCCTTCACGGTTCCTTCAAAGCCCGGAGGAGATACTTCATTAATTAAATTAGCAAACGACATGTTCCAACTTGCCATCATGGGCATTCGGCGCGACACGGGCCTTCTGCCCAATGTTGCCATTCCTTTTTTGGGACCGACTGGTTTTCCGACTGGCTTTGATCCGACTCTCAATGTTCCTGTTGGGGGTTTTGTTCTAGAAGGAACTGAGGGAACTGGTTTTCCTTGTGCCTTTCTTCTTGCCAAAACTCTGTCTTGTGCGCCTTTTAGTCTTTTATAAAGTTCAGGATCTTTTTTTGCTCTATGTGATAACTCATTCCATTTCCGATTTGCAGCAACATTATTTTGTCGGGTAGTACGAGTAGTAGTAGTGCGTTTGACATTGACATCATAACCAGTTTTCTTTCCTCTTAGATTTTTCATTAAATCACCACCAGCAACTTTAATTCTTCTCTTTGCTCTTTGAGCGGCAAAACCCAGACTTCCTCTTTTGGGTGCCTGTCTGCCTGTTGCCGTTTTGAAACCACTTTTAACCCCGCTTTTGTATGCTCGACCGACATTTCTTGCTGCTCTTTTCATCCGAGATTTAGTTCCAGCAGCAGTGCCCACTGCACGACCAGCGGCTCTCGCCACAGCCCCAATAAGTTCATCTAGTTGTTGAGTGTTTTCTATAATCATTTTGCTCTGTTAACCCTATTTAATGCAAGGCTCGATATGAACGGAATTTTAGCACCGGCCAATTGTTTTAGAACATTTATGTCCTGTACGTCAAGGAATGATGTAAGATTTTCATATGATTTACTAGAAGGATCAACACGACCAATCTTAGCGTAAGCATCTCTTAATTGATCGAGTTGTGCTTTAGTAAACTTACCCTTTATCTTTCCGCTAGTCATTGCGCCGGGGAATCCCATTGGTCTGCTTGCTTCGTCTAAGTCATGTATAACCAACTTCCTTAATTTTGCTTCATCCAATTCAACGGATTCTTTTGCATAGAGAGGTCTTCCCTTTTCATCTTTCGTTGAAACAAGTTTATGGTGTTTTGCAAAGTCCATTGCTTTTTGGTGACTAACATGTGTGCCGTGGAATGAGAACATCTTAACCCTACCACGCTTCGGGTTGCTAATGGTTGCCATTAGAACTTTGTCCTGTTTACTTCCCTTTGCAGGGTTCTTGTAAATGGCAAATCGTGCTGTTGGATGAAGACTAGATGGAACATCTAGAATAATTCCTTTACCGCTTTCAATGTATTTCTTAGTTTTAGGACTTGCAGGAATGTTTGTATCCCCACCGAATCGTTGACTTGCTTCATCCAGTTCAACGGATTCGTTATATGCTGTTCTAAGAACGGTTCGTGTGTTCATTTTACGATTCCATTCATCTGATGCTGTATCAGAAACTACTTGGAACAACTTACCTTGACCACCTGCACTATGGAATACTTCAAGGACTGTGTGTCCCTCGCCAGTTTTCTTAGCGAGTTTGTATGCCATTCTCTTTGCTTCGTTCTTGTTATCGAATGCTCTTGCCTCTTCCATAAGAGAGTCATGATTATCAGTAGCCCACTTGTCTGCGTCTGCTTTGTCTTTAAATTCCTTGACCTTCTCGCCATCTTTGTTGTAGACGCAATACATGCCAGTCGCCTTGTCTAGACGCACATGTTCCTTGGGGTCCATCTCTTCTGGTAGTGTGGACTCACCAATCATTTGCATGTCACGGACAGGATGATTAGATATACTACCGTCTTCAAAACGAACATTATAGATTTCATCGTTACTGGTGTCACCATCGGAACCGGTCTTGTTAGCAACAACACCTTTCTTTCCCATGACTATGACATTTTTACCAGACATGTGATCTTCTTTGAGATACATATTACGAAGGATGGTTTCTAAACAAGCCATGAGTTATCTCCGTGAGTTATAAATAATATGGAATCTATTTTATTTATAAATATTTGTAATCAAGCATAGAGGAGACTTGAATTATGCCCGATTTTTATACACACACATCTGAAATTGCCGCTGGTAGCGCATTAGGCACAAACAAAGGCATTTTAATCAAGGCTGGAACTACTAAAACAGTTGTCACTGCCCATACTTATACTGGAGATGGTGCTGGGGCAACTGGCAATACGGAAATAGCCGTTAACGCCGATGAAAGTATGGTTGTTCCTATTGAAGTACACACTTATCATTCTGGAACTAACTCTCCTAAAGTTTATCGACTCCGATGAGTCTAACTAATATTTCCTAAATTGCCGCCTCGGGTTTCTTTGGATTTGTCTAGTTTTTCGTGAAATCTTTTCGGTACACCCTTCTTCATCTTATCCATCAGTTCACTAAAATCCCGTCCGGGTTTTTTGTTATAGTCTACAGCACTGGCTAGAGTATTAAATAGTCTGTGAACAGTTTTTTCACCACATTCGGGACAAGGTTCGCTGGCAGCACTGTCTGATTTACTCATCGGTAAATGTAGTTCAAACACATGCTCACAACTTTCACATTTGAAATCATACATTGGCATAAACATCACTCCTCATTACCTGATATTTATACATAATAACGAAAGAGGGAAATAAATGAAAGACCTTTATGAAGTTATTTCTATGGAGACTCGTCGCAAAATGGCAAAAGCAGCGCGACGAACGGCAAAACGCCGTGCTATGTCTCGCAAAAAAAAGAGAATGCGAATAAAAAGTGGAACAGCACTCAGGGCGAAAGCAGGTAGGGCTGCTCGTAGTAAAATTATTAAAAAATTGTTTGGTAAGACACCATATTCGCAGATGAGCCTCGGTCAAAAGCAGAATGTTGCCAGAGCGTTAGATAAGAAGAAGACCGCCATTGCAAAACTGACTAAAAAATTGTTTCCCCGCATGAAAAAGGCAGAGACAGAACGCATTCGTAAACTTATGGTCGCCAAGAAGGGCGACACAGAAATTAAAACGTCTTAATGAAATCATTCAAAGAATTTATGTCAGAAACTCCATTGCTTGGCATGATGTCACAGCATAGGGATCCATTAAAATTCAGTCTTGCTGCTACACAGGCACAAAGAAAAAAGAAGATAAAAATAACAAGGAAGAGGGGGGCTGCAAGCAGTAGAGAACTTGCTGCCGCTTTCCATCGCTATAAGAATAGAAAAAAACAAAGAAAGGGAAAGTAAAACATGGGAAATTTCATATGAGTAGAGAAGTACTTTTACTCAATTCCAGTGAAGAAATACTAAAAGTCATTGACTGGAAGAAAGCGGTTAAACTACTTTCCAGCGGGAAAGCAAAG